TTAACAGGTTCTTTATATTTTCTATGTTTATATTGTTCGAAGTCTCCAAAACCTATTATAGTATCAGATGGTTTTCCAAATATACTTTCAAATCTGTTTAACATTTTTATTTCTGTTTTCTTTCTATTTATAAAGCTATTTAATTTTAATTTTCTATATATGTATTTCGTATAGAAATTACTTATTTTAATATTCATCATATTTTTATGTCTAATAAACTCTTTGAATCCTATAAAATTCAGAGTTTTCTTATTATAATGACTTAATTCAGTTTCATAATCAACTATATTTTTATCATCTATAATTGTGTTTATTTTATTTTCTTGTAATATATTCCTATACTTCTTCGCTTTTGTTTCTTTTCTCCTTTGATCTTGTGTATAACGAAATTTCTGACCTTTATCGTTAATACAATAAATTAAATCACTTAAATTAGGATCAATTGCAACTATATTTTGATTTTTCAGATTATCATAATCATTATCAGTCAATTCATCTATATATTTTTCAGTATTCAAACTTACCTTTGGACTCTTGATTTTCTTACCAATTAAATCTTTTCTCAATAGTAAGATACTACAACCAATCCCATCTGTTTCTATCATATGATGAAATTTATAACTATAATTGTCCTCAAGATGAAAACATTTCTTTTCTGTTTTGAAAAAGAATCTCCATATTTTATCTTGGTTTTCAACTAGATTACCTTTTGTTGTATAATACCCTTTATTTCCTTCTTTTTTAGTGAATAAAAGATGCACCAGAGTAGTTGTGTCGATACGAATATATTTAGGTATAACATCACTTCTTAAAGGACATATGTTATTAAGTGATTCCCCATAGTCCTCTACTTTTTTCATCATATAAAACATATTTGGTAAGTAATCTTGTGGAGAACACATTAAATCGTAATAAACACTATCTTTTTGAAACTTTTTATTTGGTAATAAATGTTTGATTTCGTTATCAATCCATGAATGATATATGTATGATGACTTTTTACTTCTTTCGTTATTGATAATATCATCTTTGATATTTCTTAATTGAATACAAAGTTTATTTACATACTTATTTCTTATATTAGGCGTTTTATATTTCTTTTTAATTAACTTTAACATCGCTTTCTTTTTCCAAACAACATTAACATATCTTTCAATGTACTCTATAAAGTGTTGTTTTATATTATTTTCGTACATGGTAATAATATCGATACAAAGATAATCTAAAATAGTATTCATATGAACATAGTTGAGTTCTTCGCCTTGTAAATCTCCATAATGTAAATCATAAAATATTTTAAGAGTATCTTTTATACCTTTGGTTGTTTCACTTGGAGGTCTGCCTTTGGAAGATGAGGAACAAACAGTTTTAAGTATGGAATTTATAAATTGTTTGTTTATAACAGGTAGTTTTTGATTATTGTCATAGAGATGAATAAGATACAACTTTAAAAATTGCAAAGAGTGAATAACAATTTTATTAGCCATAACAGCAGTATCGTTAATTTTAGAAATTACAAAGTCGTTTTTAGCAATGCTTTTAAGGGAAGTTTTAATACATTTATAATAATCTATATCAGGAGGTTCTTTTTCCATTATTTAAATTTTTAAATACCAAGTAATATTTAAAAATCAATTTTTTATTTAAAAACTTTTAAGATATAAATTCTTTTTTATATTTCTTCTTCAGGTTGTTCGTCTTGCGGTTGTTCTTCATCGTCTTCTTCCAAATTTTCAATTTCCAATAAAATTCCTCCAATTTTTTCTCTTAATAATTGTATGGTATTTTCGTCATTGCATACCACAATCTCATCTTCAATATGTGTCAATTCTTCTCGTAATGAAATTATTTTAAAATACCATTCTGCATTACTGTTGTTAATATCTCTTGTTGTGTAAGATTGAGTTCTAAAAACTTGAGTTGTTTGATAAGACATTTTAATTATTTATAAATAATTAGTTTTTAAATTCAATTTTTTAATTTAATTATCACTTAATATTTTTAAACAGAAATCCTGTTTAAAAATTAAATTACTTGTTCTTATGTATAATCTAGTGGTAAATCATTTTTGTTAATACATATAATCAGGTTCGAAGTTTGGTCCATCGTATTCATACCAATCATCATAGTCGTAGAAATCTTCATCGTCGTATTCGTCATCATCGCTATCGTTATCGTTATTTGCGTTACTCATGTTATTATATATTTAATATATTATCTTTAAATTAAAAATTCAATTTTTTTTTTGAAGCTGTAAAAATTCTTCAAAATGGTTTTTAATAAGTTTATCCTTGCAATATATCATATATTTTCTAAGTTTTTCAATACTTATTCTAATATCGACTTTACAAGTTTGATAGTCATAATGATCTCCTTGAAATTCTGTTATTAAATTATCATTGCATAAATCTTCATATGCTTCTTTTTTTGTGTAATAATTATCTAATGAATATGTTTCCAATAACCAATCGTATACATAGTTAATATCCATTTCTTTTCCAATAATTTGTGTAAAATAATATTTTTTAAAAGATATACCATTCATTCCAGTAGTATTTAACCAGTATTCATAATCACTGATAAGTTTTGATATGATTTTGAAGTCTTCTTTGTAAGGACGATACAAAAGTATCTTAGACACAATATATAATGGAATATTCATCTTAAATTATCATACATTCTTAATTTTTAAATTCAATTTTATTTATAATTTTTCGGACTTCTATATCTGGTTGATTTCTTCTTTTCATATTTCCTTAACTCTTCTTTCCTATATGCAAAACGAAAATAATTAACATAGTTTTCTGGTTTAATTTTTCTTATTGCATTTCTAACACTTTGTTTTAGTAAATCAAACGATAATACACCATCCTTTTTAAGATAATGTTTTAACTGACTAAACCAGTTTTCTATCGCATTTGTTTTTGGATTATATGGTATAGTATATAACAATTCATTACCTCCATTTCTAATTATATCTTTAACTTCTTGTTTTCTATGAGCGCCTGCGTTATCTATTATAATTAAATGATTTCTATATCTACCATTTATATTTTCATTTATAAAATTAACAAATCTATCTGTAGTCATGCCTCCATTTTCGTATAATTTATATCCTATTATACCATTAGATGATATAGCAGATAATAAAGTATATTTCTTAAAAACATTATTGTTATTGCTATTTATAATACATCTTTTACCTAAATTACATCTACTAAAAGTTGGATACATTCCAAGTTGTAAAGATGTTTCATCTAAACATATAATTTTATCAAGTCTATATTCATCTACCTTTTTATAAAATTTATTTAACTCGGATTGTTTATCTATTGACCTACCATATCTAGTTTCAGGAAAATGTTCTTTTCTAGTTCTTTTTCTGGTTTTATTATTATCTCTAAGTATTTGTCCTAAATGTTGAGGCGTAATATCAAAATCTTCAAACTGGTCTCTTAATATTTTATTCAAATCAATCATGTTTATTTGTTCATTACTTCTAAGTATTCTAACAGCATAATCAACATGCTCTTTATTAACTTTATAAGAGAGGTTCTCTGTTATGTCTTTTTATTTCATCTTGAAACCTATCAATCCACCTTTTAAAACTTCTTTCAGAGCAATTGAAAATTCTACAGGTTTCGGCGTAGGTAGTATCATTATCTAAATAATATCTAACAGCAGTTAATTTTAAATCTTCATGTTTACGAGTCATTTATTATATAGTAGATTTAAAAACCGGCGTTTTAAATCTTCAAGAGGGTTTTTAAATTATATTTCTTTCGATTATTCATATTTCTTTAATTTTATCAATTGATTTTATAAGTCCTAATTTAATTGCGTTTAATGTAGGTTTATTTACTGGTCTACATATAGAAAGTGCTTTTTCAATCGATGTGTTTTTATCAAAATATATACCAGGTCCTGGAAAATTTTGTTCAAATGCTGAAAAATAATCTCGAAATTTGAATGATCCTTGTAATCTATGAATTGCAATTTGCGTTTCCCTTGATTCGAAAATTCCATAATTTATTTCATAAGAATCAGACGCAACAGCCCCATGCAAAGAAGAAGTTATTATATTATCACATGAACATAACTGATCTATCACAGTTTCTACGTAATTTCTTGGATCTATCAGTAAAACATCATTTGGATATTGTTTGAAAATTTTAAATTCTTCTATAGGATCATCTCTCATATTTACAATATCCACATAATTTGGAAAAACACCTAACTTATATCGATGTAATTGTTTCTTGGGTTTATAAATATTTTCTAAAATTAAACCTCCATCACCTATCACTGTGCTCGTCATATAATTTTGAAATTGAGCTTTTGTTAAATTTCCTCGAACGGCGATTGGATCTTTTTGTAAATTTAAGCAATGAGTTGGGTACATGAACCCACTTGAAAAAATTAACCCGTTATAGTCTTTTGGAATCATGTGTAACAATGAACCAATTCCAATAATTTGAGGATCATCTTCTTTTTCTTTATGAATACAGTTTATATCAAACTTATTTAATATGTAAGGAGTAAGAATATCTCCGAAATTTGTATATTTTTTATCAGGAGATGGAATCCAAAATGCTGAAATTGTTTTCATTTTAATTTAAAAAATATAGGTGTTTAAATCTCTTTCTCTCGTCTTTATCTAACTTTTGCGCGAAGATCTTTACACAAACTTGCAATTAGATCTTTATTATTTGTTATAACTGAAGTCCATGGATTATGAGTTTTAATATCTAACCATATATAATTTTTCGGTAAATTCACTAGATGCCAATCATATGAAGCCGTTTCCGTATCATGGACAATTATTATATCACATTTCCCGAAAGCCTCATTAATACATTTCCATCGACTTTCACAATGTCCATCAACAAAGACAACGTCAAATTTCAATTCTAAACTTTTGAAATATTCTATCGCAGGATCTTTACCAACCATACAATGTAATTCTGGTTTATTTTTAAATTCATATTGAGACATTTTGTTAAACCAATTTTCATCTTGCATTTCAACAGCTATCAATTTATTAGCCTTTTCATCAAATAAGGTTGTGCTATACATCCCCATTCCATATTCAAATATATTACATTTACCAATTTTATCTAAAACATATTGTAATGTGGGTAAATGTGTCGATATCATTTTTTATTATGTTCAGAATATTTCTTTAGACCCTTGAAGATTTAAAACACCGGTTTTGGTATTTAATCTTTAATTCAAGGTTGGATACAGCAGTCCATCTAAATTTTGGGTGATCTATACTTTAAAAGTATAGGGAATTGCTAGTTCCGGTACCGATGTAGTACCACTGAGTAGGCGCAAGCCTGTATTTTACATCCCCGATGAGATGGAGCCATAAATAAATCATCGATAGTTACGGTTGGCGCGATAGCTCTGCCTTAACATATCTCATTATTTATGTTCTCAATTTAAATTATAAATAAAGAAATAAAAATTCAATTTTTATTTTTATTTTTTTCATCGTTTTAAATCTTCAAGGGTGTAAAATCTTTTTGTTTTTTTCACTAAGATGTTTTTATATGTTTAAAAAATGATTTTTAATTTTAAAAAAATAATATAATTTCAAATATGTCTTTCAAAGATGAATTAAACTCTAAAGTTGAATCGTTCAGGAATGATATTAAAAGTCGAACTATAAATGCTTTCACTAAATCATTGAAATCAGCAATGATTGAAGTTGCTGAAGACGGGAAAAAACAGGGAACAATCTATTTAGATGATATAGAATTTGAAGACAATCTCTTATATCTAATAAGACATGTGTTAATATTGACAAATGAAATAGATGAACATAATAGAGATGAACATAATGGAAAAGTCTTTTCGTTTCTTTTACAAGAAGTTCGTAAAACTCTTTTTTTTAAAGACATATACATTGAAATAGATAGTGGTATTTTAGAGTTTAATTGGTTTGACTGATGGATTTATAATAAATGAATAAATGAAATGAATTTAAAAATAACACTTTTTATATAAAAAAATGCAAATCGAGACTGTTGAAGACGAAATTAAAACAGAAGAAAAATCCGAAGAAACTTCGAAGGGATTAGCTCCTAACAATGATAATGGCTATGATTTTGAAAATTATAAATGGACTCAAAATGCCAAAGATCTTTCTCTATATATTCCTATTTCAGAAAATATCAAAGGTAAAGACATAATAGTTGAATTAAATCCTACTAAAATTTTAGTTGGTATTAGAGGATCCGAACCATTTTTCAATGGAGAATTATTCAGTGTAATAAAAACAGATAACTGCACTTGGCTAATTAACAACGACGATAAAAGAGAACTAGTTGTAGAATTAGATAAGAAAAAATTTGATGAATGGTGGCCTTGTGTAATGAAAGGTGATCCTGAAATAGATTTATCTTTGGTTCGGCCTCCGAATGCAAATATGTCTGATTTAGATCAAGAAACAAGGGCAACTATTAATAAAATGATGTTTGAACAACAAGAAAAGGAAAAGCAAGGATTTTACAAAGATAGAATGTAATTAAAAGAAAAACACAATATTTTTATTATTATAAAATAAAAGATTATAATAATAAAAGATGAAAAAATCTCCTAAAACCAAACCTAAAATAAAAAGTATTTTTTCTCATGAAGATTACAACAGTAAAGATGGGATGCTGACATCTGTGTGGGGCCCAATTTTCTGGTTTTTTTTACATACGATGAGTTTTAATTATCCAAATAATCCAACACTTGAAACTAAAAAACAATATAGAGATTTTATATTAAGTCTTCAATATATTTTACCTTGTAGATATTGTAGAGAGAATCTTACTATTAATTTTATAAAATTACCGCTTACTATGAATGAAATGAAAAATCGCGAAACATTTTCAAGATATATTTACAATTTACATGAAGTTGTAAATACAATGTTGAAAAAAAAATCTAATTTGTCATACGAAGATGTTAGAGATAGATTCGAGATATTTAGATCAAAATGTATAGTTGAAAAGAAAAAATCTTGTAAAAAATCCAAAAAGCATTCAGGATGCGTTAAACCATTTTACGGGAAAAAATCTAAATGTATTCTTAAAATTGTGCCATATGACAAAAAAGAAGAATCTGTTCAAATACATAAAAAATGCAGGTTGAAAAAGATTGAAAATGAATTATAATCTCTTTGGTTAGATATTTTTTTTTTAAAAACAAATTGTTTTTGTATAAATAAAAATGAAAAGAAGTAAAAAAAAATCAAGAAGAGTTTACAAAAAACGAAATGATGGAACATCTGACTTTGAGTTAGGTTTAGCACTTTCTGACGATTATTCTAATAGTGAAGCTTTAAGTAGATTGACTATATTAGAGAAAGATAAGAAAACTCTTAAGGATGAATTAGATAAATTAAAAGCAAAAGAAGATTGCTGTGACGAAAGAGATAAGCTAAATGAACAAATAAAAGAATTAAATAAACGAATAGTTTATTTAGAAAAAGAAATAGAGGATTTAAACAAGCCAATTGATGCAATTACAAAATGTGGTGATGACGAAAAAAACGACGAAATTATTAGATTAACCCAAGAAATTAAAAATATAATACGTGAAAGAGATAGAATAATACGTGAAAGAGATATAAGAATAAATGAAAGAAATAGAATAATAAGTGAAAGAAATAGAATAATACGTGAAAGAAATGAAGAAATAATTGAATTAAGACTTGAAATAATTGAATTAGGTGTAGAAATTGACGAATTAAAAAAAAACAAAAATGAAGCTTGTAATATTTTGAATAATATTTATAATGCATACATAAATCGTGAAATTAGTTTAACTGACTTTTTTGATGATATGAAGGATTTTATCGAACGTTATTGCGATATAGAACTCCCTCGCGATAGTCATCCTTCCGATGCCCCTCTCCCTCCTCATCCTTCCTCTCTTCCTCTTCCTTCCACTCTCCCTCATTATGCAGAACCTACAAAATCATCAGTAAACACCAAAAGTGCTGGAGGTAAAATGGGTCGATCAATGGGTCGATCATCTGATGGTTCAAAAAAGAAGAGATCAAAGAAAGTTTTAAAAAATTCACCTAGGAGATCAAGAAAAAAACTTAAAAGATCCTCTAAGAAAAAAAGAAATTAAAATAGATTTAAAGAATGATTTATAATTAATTAGAACAATGCCTCAAAAAAACAACGACTATTTAAGAACCTGTCCTATCGCATGGCCAATTTTTAGCACAAGATTTTACACAAAAGATGCAGATGGATGGTGGAATCCTCTTCCAAGAAAGAAGCGTGAAAAGAAGACACTTATCTTTCTATCAAAAGATAATTAAAAGATGAAGATAGTTAAGTTATAAAACAAGAATATGTTTTATAATTATTTCAACAAAAACTGAAATTGAATTTTTAGAAAAAAAACTCATCAAAAACAAAAGATGAACTTTGACATGGAACCAATCAATATAATTATCGGACTTTTAAAAATGATAGACAATGATGAAACTATATCACTTACAACGGAAGAAAGTAAGAGGAATCATCCGCTTATTAATGCCGTGGTATATTTAGCAGATGAATATTTAACTTGTGAAATTCATGGAAAAAGAGGTATACAAGAAATAAAAAATGCAGGTTTTGATGTCTTTCCAGGTGAACAAGATAGATTTGGTTGGTTAACAGGGTGCATAGAAATGAAACGTGGAATAATTATGTTCGGTTAAAAATAAGTTAAATACAAACATATTATTTTATTCAAAAGGAAATATCTTTTTGAATAACAATTATTTAAAAAGATTGGGACAGCATACATTTTTTTTAAATTATTATATGATTTTTTTGTTTTTTGCTGGATGTATGCTTTCTTTTTATCTAGGTGCATTTTTAAAAATTAAGTTTTTTGTTTTAGATTTGCTGTTAACACCATTACATATACAAAATCTCATTTCTTTAAATCTCTTTTTATATTAGAAATTTTCTATCGACGCTATCATATTTTTTCATAATTTTTTTGATTTCCAAATTTATGTAATCTATTAAATTTTTATTACCTAATTTGAAATCGTTTAATATTTCAGAAAATTCTTTTACACATTCAACGCTATTATCACGCAAATTTCTTATAAACTTTTTGAAATCTTCATTAATCCCTATTAAGTAAAGTTCCAATATTTGTCGAATTTCATAATTTTTCTCATTCTTTTTCAATATTCTTTTTAAATTTTTTTTCCATTTATCTTCATCTATTTCTTTTAGTAGATACTTCTTTCTTAGCTTTTCACCATCTACATCACCGATTGTCGCTGGTAAATCGCTAATCATACCAATAATTTCAATTGCCCGTCTATAATAAGATTCCCAATCTTCGTATTTAACTCCGAAAGAAGTCATTGAAGTGCGTAAATTATTATAAGTATTATACTGATATCTTCTTTCAATAGCAAAATAATTAACACATGCATCATCATTATTAGCAATTGGTTGCGAAGGTGGAATTATCATACCTCTTTCCCTTAAAAATCTAAAATATTCAGGGTTGTGTTTCGGGCCTTCATCGATTCTACCTGTAGTCCAAGAAAAAAATGTCATGCAACTTTCTGCAACACAATACATTTGGTCACATCCATCAATTTTAGATATATGAACACCGCATTTAGGACACTTTTTTGTTTGTGTTTTTAAAAATGCAACTGACGCTTTATCATTTTCATCACAAACATGATTCTCGTCATTTCGTTCGTCTTTTTTATGGTTACAATCACTGCAAAAATAATTGTCACACAACCCACATTTGTAAGCCGACGACAAAAATCCTCTACATCCATCAAGTGGGCAATTCATAACAAACTCTTTTTTAACAGATTGATCTTTTTTAATGTAACGTAAATTTATTTCACGTAATATATTATTCTGGTTTTGCTTCAATTTCTCTTCATCGTCAATCAATTTTTGATAATTATTATAAATATCTGTTCTTTCAGGGTGTTTTTTAGTTGGTTTTAAAATTTTCGGGTTTGCTTTTTTAAATATTCGAATTTTTAATCTTAAAGTGGCATGCATTCTTGTGTTAATAGATAATTCACATCTTAATTTATATATTTCTTTTTCTTTTTCAATAATTTCAGCCGTTTGAGGCAAAAGGCTTTTCTGTCTATCAAACGTTACGAGAAACTTCGAATTATTATATTCAATAAACTTTGTTTTATTTACAATGCTTCTAATAAAATCTTTAGTAATCTCAGACTTACAATGCATGCAACTTGGTGTAAAGTTGTCAGTTGCAAATTTAAGAAAACATGTCACGCAAACTAATGGACATTTGTCGTTTGCAGGACATTGAACACTTTTCAATTTAGAATTAAAATCTTCAGAACATATTGAACAATCCATTTTGTGACTTTATTTGAAAAAAAATTTAAAAAATCATTTTTTTTTAAATTTTTGATGATTATTCCTAATTGAAAACATCATATAAAAAATCGTCAACTTTATATGATATTAAATATGATTTAACATCATCTACACCCAATTAAATTAAAAGATTATTTTCTATGATCTGTAATCCAATTGCATATTCTACACTTTGACCTTTCCATGGAAGTAAATATTGTTGATTTTCAAAAAATAAAAAAGGTTTAGATATTTTTGAGACAGAGAAATTTTTATCACAGTTAACAAGCACCGCAATGTTATAGTATAATCGCTTATGAGAACCAAAGCCTTTTGTATATGTGTGACAAATTGATAAAAATTTGTTGATTTGAGAAATATAAATAAAAACTGTGCCGCCGTAAATATTGTGAGGATAATCGATAACTTCATTAGAATAAAAGTTTGAACATAATCCGATATTGTCTTCCATATCAACATTTAAAATAACATGTGGATTAATTGAATATGAAATATAAAACTTATTTCCATAAATTAATGGAACCCAATTCTTTTCAACATTTTGAGATTGTGAATATTTCAATTCAATCTCTTTTGAGGTATTTAAATTGAAAAGAAATAATCTTATTTTATCATTATAACACCCATCATTGTATATATAATATATAATTGTTCGCGGAAAGAGAAAATTCTTGGATCTTCTGGACCTTTCATTCCTCGAGGTTTCCTAGTTAATGAAATACGAACTGAAAAATTTTTATTTGGAATGGGTAAGATATGAATATTATTAAAAATAAGTGAGTTTAGATTATTATTAGTTTTCCGCTTAATTGATGCTAACTTCTTATTTGAAAAAATATAAAAACATTCATTAAAAGAGTCATTTTTGGTGTACTTTATATTAAAATTTGAACTAATAAGTGTTTTGTGTTTTAAAATTACCGGATTTATTAAGTGATTTATTATAAAACATAATAATGCAAAAATAATAATCATAATAACGATTTTTTTTTTCCATAACTTTATTTATTACTACATATTATTAATATATTTTTAAATATGTTCCTTAAAGAAAAAACTTTTTATTTACAATCGCGTTTTATGTAGTTTTTATTTAAATATGTTCTAACGCCTTTTGATAAGTTAGCATGTTTAACGTAATCAATAAGAATAAAACCATGTCTTTCCAATAAATATTCTTCGAATTTCCCATCCCATTCAATAAATACCTTCTCAATATTTTTAAAAAGATTGTTTTTTTCTTAAATATTTAAAAATATTTTCATAACAACCCTCGCAGTCTATAACTAAAACATTGAATTTCAAATTAAATATTTGTTCTATTTCAAGAATGGTTTTATTATCTGTTTTATTTGGTTGTTTTGTTGTTTTACAATCACAATATCCATCAAAACTTTCTGGATTTGAACACTCTATTTTATTTACACCATCGCATATCACTCCATTGAAAATATTTATTTTTTTTATTGATTTTAATCATCAAATGAATAATTTGTTTGTATACACTAAATTTATACCTATATATGAAGGTGATACATATGAATTTTATTTCGATTATAGAAAATACATACAGTTGTTATTATTTATAATTTTTTTTTGTTTTGCAATTTTTTATATGTGCAAAAAAAGTGTATGAATTAATTTGGTATAGCCATATAATCATCCCAGCTAATTCTTGTTAATTTATACCGAAGTTTTTTAAAGAATTGAAATATATCTTTTCTATATTCTTTAGTTTTATGATTTATTTCAATTATTACAATTGGTCGTGAAATACTAATAGTTCTTTCCCCACCTTTTAGTACAAAATATTCATATCCTTCAACATCAAGTTTTATAAATCCAACGTCTTTTAAATTTAACTCATCTAAAACTTTAACATAAATTTCTTCTCCTTTAGGTTCACCATTTTCGTTTAGATCAATACCCACACCTCCTTGATTGTAATCAGAATTTTCGTCAAATTTTTGCATTTGGACAATTTCGTTTTTTACACCTAATCCAAAATTATGAAGTTTTACATTATGACAATTGTTTATTTTAATATTCGATTTAAGTAAATCAAAAACTTTTCTTTGAGGTTCAAATCCGTGAACTTCTTTAAAATATTCAGATAAATAAACTGTATGAGTTCCAATATTTGCTCCAATATCAAGAGCTATTTTATTTGTATCAGAGAATTTTTCAAAATATTTATGCATGAATGATTCCCATGGAATACCAGCTCTTATATTAGTAGAAACAATACTGTCTTTTTTATCGCAAAAAAATTTTTTTGAATCAACTGAACATTTAAGAATATTTTTAGAATTTGTTTGCACGCAATTATTTTTGGATAATATTTTATATATATTTGAAATTATACAATTTGAATTATGAAAAATTGTATTTTGAACATATTCTTTTGAAATAAAATTTAAAAACATTATCAAAAATATGACTATGATGAAATAATAATAAAAGTTTTGCATTTTTATTATATAAAATGAAATTAAATTATATCAGATTTTAAAAGTTTGCATTTATAATATCACTATAAATATTATAATAAAAACTCAATATATAAATTTGCATCAATCTAATTGTAAAAGTTTGGTTCTAAGGATTTCGATTCTTTCATTTGTCACTTTCTCTAAATTATCGCTAAAAAATATGGATCCTCCTGATTCAGATATTATTTCAATCTGTTTCATAAATTCTTCATGTTTTAACTTTGAAGACAATAAAACAACATCAGGATCATTAATCCACCATTTTTCATGCATAAATTTCCTGCTTATAATATTTTCTAATTGATATTTTATACATGGTATCCCAACTCCATCTGCAAAAAAATTAGCAAGAAAAGGAGGGCTCCAACAATAATCAGTGTCTGGTGATATTCGCATGCCATCTACTAAACCAATACTAGCTGATAAAGGTGCACCACATCCTAAAATATAAGAATCTGTTGTTACAGCATCTCTAATTATTTTTAAAGCATTTCTATAAATCTGGACCCGATTCAAAGAACTATCATAAAAAGAACCTTTCAACATTCCTGCACATAGAAAATCTAATTTAAAATAAGTAAACCCTTGGTTTTTTAAAGTTTTAAAAATTTTAAATATATATTTTTTAACATCAGGATGAGTCAAATCCAAAGAATATGTATAGTTTCCTTTCCAGACATTATTGAATGTTGCAAAAACCATTTTGTTATTTTCATCTTTTAAAATCCAATCTGTATGTTTTTTCATTATATTACTGGTTTTGCTCACTAAAAAAGGTGATAACCATATTCCAGCTTTGTAATTTTTAGAGTGTATCATTTCGACTATTTTAGATAGTCCGTTCGGAAATTTTTCATCATCATACTCCAACCAATCGCCTATATTTTTTACATAACCATCATCTATCTGTATATATTTTATAGGTAACTTTGCATCTTTTATTCTATTTATATTTGAAATTATTTTTTTCTCGTTTATATTGACACCATTTTCATACCATGAACACCACCCTGTTGGAATTTCTATGTTTTTACTAGAATAATTAAATATTTTAGAAGCAAATATATCTAAAACATTATTATCACCTTTAATTTCAATTATTTTAGATGTGGATAATATTTCACCTATATCTAATAATTTATCATAATCTTCATATGCAATCAGATATTCTTTGTTTATTAATACAAATTCTCCGCACATATCATGATAATCAGCAAATCCGAATAAAGTTGTTTCTTTAAGATTGCAATCGGTAATAGTTGTAAACATATTTGAAATTAAAACATTATTAAATCCCCAGTATTTAGAAGACTTATTATGATGTAAATTAGTTCCTAAATTTATAAAATGTGATATAATTGGTATATTTGAAGTATATCTTTGAGTTGAATGTATTTCTGTTAAATAAGATGGGGACCAGCTTTGATAGCCATTTTGAAATATATGAGTTATATTATCAGGTATTTTACTAATAAGAATTTCAACTGATATAATACGTATTTTATTGTTTGATATATTTTTAATTTGAAATGATCTATCAAAACGGTCGTACAATAGTCTGATATCATCATTTTCATAGTTTTGTTTATCTAAATTCAATAATATACTATGAATTTTATTTATTTTTTTATATGTTATAATACAACAAGAATTTCTATTTTCAAATATATTTTCAAAAGAACGTCTTCTTTGAGTTAATATAATAATAATAAACAGAATAAAAATAATTATAATAACTATCATTTTATTATATAATTTTTATTATATAATACGTTATATTTCTATTTTCCTTTTTCAGATGGTATACATTTGTTAGATTCACTATTATTTTATCGGTTGAAAACACTATCTATGTCTTTTTTAGACATGATTCAGTCTTTACATGCTTTACTAAAGAATCTTTTCTAGCATAATCTTTATCACAATTACCGCATTTATATCTTATTCCTGCATCTTTATCTAAATTTCTTGACTTATTTGTAATATTTCTAATACATTCATAACAACTGTTTACATATCCATCTTTATTTTATAAATGTTTTGAAAATAATGAAATATCTTTGACTAAATTACATATTGAACATTCTTTTTCTTTCAATGCAATAAATTCCATTCTTTTTCTTTTTTGATATTCAATCTTAGTTTCTTTTTCACAAACTTTACAAGTGGTATGATATCCGCTTTTTTTTGAACTATCTTTTGAAAAACAATTTATATCTCGATTTTTTTTACACTTTGTGCACTGTCTAGAATTCGTAGAATCACATTCAACTTCTGATTCATTGTCAGATTCGTCTTCAGCTTCTTCATCTTCGACTTCTTCATCATCTTCATCATCAGGTTCTTCTTCGACTTCTTCAGTTTTTTCTTCAACATGCAGTTCTTCAATATTTCGATGAGATGTGAATTTACAACTCATTAGAAAAGCGGTATCTTCTATAAAACTTATTATATCCTCGATATTTATTTGCTTTATTCTTTCGTTATTATGAAGGACATGTCTAAATTTTTTCTTTATACAAGTTTCGAGAAATTTATTATCATTTGTAAACATTACATATTCAAATATTGGATCTATATATGAATAGTAGGTCTGTTCCCGAATAGACAATTGTTTTGTTACACCGAAAATATAATCACATATATTATTTACAACAGGTTTGTCCATGTCTCTAATTATATATAAACATTTTCCTTTTTTCAACTCATGTTTGACTCTATTATTTATTAGTCGTTTATGATTATCTTCCAATTTTACATGTTTTTCGTGAAGATCTATAAGGTGATTCTCAATTCACTTTTTTTCTTCATCTTTTATTAAAATCTGCTCTCTAAGCTCATTGGTTTCCTCATTAACAGTTTCTTGTAAAAGCTCTTCTAGTTTTACATAATAATCATGTATTTCATCGGCTTTTTTAGTTCCAGATTTAAGACAAAACTTTTTAAAAGCATTTACACTCAACATAATTTTTTCTTTATTATGTCCTCCTCTATTTTCAACTTCATTTTTTGCTCCTGCAACTTCAGGAGCAACAAAATCTACCATGTAGTCAACTTCTTCTATAAAATATTTATTTAAGACTGTTTTAGCGTTATCTTTTCTTGAAAATCCTAACCATTTCCATACATTATCAAAATCTATAACAAAGTCTTTTTTTGAGTCATAATTTAGAAATGTATAAAAACTAGCAACAAATAGTTGTTGTTGGTTATCATTAAAATTTTCTTTTATTTTCATCAGTAATTTACTTTCATAATCATTCGAAAGGCGTGTCATAGCACTTTTTTCGATTAAGTTTACGATATTAAATGCATTTGCCATTTTTTATCGTCGTTTGGATTGTTTTTATAATATATTTCTTCTCTTTCAACGAGTGTTAAAAACGGTGTGTGATCCGACATTTCTAAAAATTTTATGTGTTTATGCGCACATACCAATACAACTCGATAGTTTAATACAAAATTTGTATTAAAATCAAACCTTATCCATAAAATAGTTTATGAAATCTAATATCTGTTGCTTTTCTTCACTTTCATTTTTCTTATATAACCAATCTACTACAACTATAGCTAGCTTCGGATGGCAAAATGTCACTTTCATTCCAAACTCATCTGTAATATCATTTCCGCTTAAATAATGCTCTTCTGGATTTTCAGAAAAATATTTTTTTCTTTCTGAATTTTTGTTAAAAGTTCTCACATCTCGATCATGTGCGTTAAATAAATCTGTCACATTAATGAAATTGTTTTCTCTATTCGCACGCACTTTAAAGAAAGCTTCACCTCTTTTGATTTGAATGAAGTATTTATCTGTTGATAAATCATATTCATTTATCAACTTTGGTAGCTGAATTTCAAGAAATGTTCCGAAATTTAAATAACATGAGTTATTATTTACTTTATTATAAATTGATCCATACCAATTGAAATAATTTTTGCAAAAGAAATCAAATAGAATCCATGTTCCTTTATTCTTATGCGAATAAATAGATAACATTTGCTTATCTTTCAACTTAAAATTATATTCAAGGATTTTGTTTTTTATTTCAGAGCCTCTTTTCCATCGATCCATAGGATAAGATTTTTCAGATATTGAGTTCACATTTATATACAACTCATCGTTGATTTTCGCTATGTATAAGAAAGTGTTTCTATTATTATATACAATTTGAATTGGCTTATATATATTTTCAAATATATTCACGTCAATTAAATGAGATGCTATACTGTCGATTCTTTCTTCGAATATTTTATTATTATTCTCTTGAATTTGTCTAACAACTTCTCTTTCAGATTCCATCTTAGACGTTAATTCTTCTTCTATTCTTTTAATTTCTTCATTTTTGTTTTCTTCGTTTATTTCCCGAATCTCTGTTGGATGAGCAAGTTTAAGTTTCAAGATTTCTAGTTCAATTTGTTTTTGCTTTGTTTGCTCTTCTAGTTCTTTTGCAAGTCTTTTCGTTTCCTCTTCTAATTCTATTTGTTTTAGTTTTGATTCTTCTTGATTATTTATCATTTCAGCATCTAATCTCTTCTGTGTTGTTTTTTCCATTTCTAAACGTAGCTCACATGACATTTCAATATTATTTTTAAGTTTAGCTAGTAGTTTTTTCAAATCATCAAGATTAAATTCGTCATCGAATTTTAAAAGTTCTGTTACATCTGTTTCAGTCTTTTTATTTTCAACATGAAATGGATGTGAAAAACGTCTTTTCTTTATATCTTTCGAATCTTTCAAATACTGTTCTAAAAGTGCGTGTTTTTCACATTCAATACAGAATAATAAATCAAATCTTTCATAAGTTTTTTCATGATCTTTGACTCTTTTTGAAATATTTTTTGTTGAACCAAATTTATAAGAATCATTATCATTTAGTTTACCTATATATCCAATATATACCAAATTCTTATTATCGAAACTATTAATCAACGTTCTGCAAATATTTTGTCTATTTTGTTCCTCGACTAAAAGTAATTTTGAATTAGATTCGTCATTTATTTTTTGAATTTCATTGTCCTTTTCAAGACTTATTATTTCTAGTTCTTTATTTCTATCTATTATACTTTGAATCTTATACTCACCTTTTTTTCTTAATGTGGGTAGAATATCTTCACAAACAAAATTTTGGAATTTTTCTGCAATAGGTTTAGTTGATCTCATTATTAGCTTATATAAACCTGATTCATTTATTATACGCATATCTTGGTTTCCTCCACAGGTGCTAATAATTGCTGTGCTCTTCCATTTTTCAGGAATCTTTTGGAGAGCTTTTGATATATCAATTAAATCTAAAATATTACAAATATCTTTGGCTACAAACCACGGTTCATTAACTGTTCCAATTACACGAATATTTTTGTTATTAAAACATAAAGTTTCGTCAATTCTATTTACTAGTTCCATTTTTATATATAAAATCTTCTCTTTAAATAGGTATTTCTTAAAACAAACTCCTTTCTTTTTAAATTAAGCTTTGAAGTAAGAATGATATTTTTTATTCCAAAGGGGGGGAAAACTTTTCCCCCCCTTTGGATAGAAAATCAAATACCTAATAGAAAATTATTTACTAAGAATTTCGAAAACTCCATTTTTCAGGAATATTTGTCTAACCAAGAGAGTTGTTTCCCTCTCAGATGAGGGAAATTATTTTACAAATTGTCCTGCAAACACAGGGAAATTATGAAGTAAATTTACATAATTTGTTTACGCAAAGGCGTAAAACAGGCTATCTAAATAAACGATCATCAATTTTCTTAAAAAAGTATATATTTATGAGCCTAAAATATTGAATAAATACGTATAATTTTTTTTTTTGAATTTTTATTATCTTGTTTTTAATAAAAAAAATGTCCGCATCCTCTAATGTAACCTCAGGCTTTATCGATTTAGCCACTTTTGATGAAATCGAAAAATATATGTATGGTGGCCCAGATGCAACCGCATACTTCGTGCGTGAAACACGTAAGAGTACTTGGTTTACTCAAGTCCCTGTTATTCTAAGCAAAGCTTCTGGAACCCCTGCATTCAACGCTGATTGGTCAGTAAGTATCTCCCGTGCTGGAGACTATTTACTTCAAACTTGGCTTCGATTGACAACCCCTACAGTTACTCTATCTTCTGCTTCCTCTGTAACCTCCACTCTTGGAGTTTCTAGAAGTCTCAGATGGACTAGAAACTTAATGCATAACATCATCAAGGAATGTAATATTACTTTCAATGATTTGGTTGCTGCTAGATTTGATAACTACCATCTTGATTTCTGGGCTGCTTTCACTGTTCCCGCTAGCAAGAGAAACGGATATGACAATATGATCGGAAACGTCAGTGATTTGACTGATCCTCATGGTGCTGGTGTTGCTATTCCTTCCTACACTCTAAATCTTCCTCTTCCTTTCTTCTATGGAAGAGATAGTGGTGTAGCTCTACCTACCGCCGCTCTTCCTTATAACGAAATGAGAATTAACTTCACTTTCAGAGACTTCTCTGAATTGTTGATCCTCAGTTATGATGATGAACAAACTAACAGTGTTGCCGCTCAACCTTCCGACTTGACCACTGGAACTGCCCCCTCTTTGTATGCCGCAGTTTGGGCTAACTATGCTATTGTCTCTAACGATGAACGTAAGAGAATGGCTTGTGCCCCTAGAGACATTCTCATAGAGCAGGTTCAAACAGCCCCTAGATCTTCTTTTACTCCTGGAACCTCAGTTTCTCAGAGTTTCGACATTAGATTTTCTCATGCTATTAGAGTTCTATTCTTCGCTGTTCGTAATACTACTTGCAAGGCTGAATGGTCTGTTTACTCTACTGCATCACCCACTGTCACTCTATCCAATCAAGTCCCTGTTGTATTGTTCTATCCCGACGGTGCCGCTGACCCCATTCTTCAAACTTCTCTTATCTATGAGAACACCAATCGTTTGACTCAAATGGGTTCTGACTACTTCTCGCTTGTTAACCCTTGGTTCCACGCTCCTACTATCCCTGATATCATTGGATACCACTCGTATTCGTATTCCCTTGATTTTATGGCTTTGGATCCGATGGGTTCTACTAACTACGGTAAGCTAACCAACGTGTCTATCGTGCCTGAAGCTTCTTCTGCCGCTGTAGCAGCTGCTGCTGGTGGAGGAGACACTGGTTCTGGATACTATAGTCCTCAAACTTTCGAGTTCGTTGTAACTTGTATTAATAATAACATCATCAGAGTTTCTGGAGGTAAACACCAAGACGTGCCTCCAACAGTCAGCTGCTATAAAAGATGTGATAATTCTTTTATGGGAAAACAGTGTAAATTATCACCACCAATCGGTTCTAGTATGATTGAGTGTATGTAACTGGCTAGTCTATAAGAATCGTTCTTTGATTCTTTGGGCAAAACTATCAAATTGCGGGAAACCCCTAAAGAGCTTTTGAATACTACCATAGGATAGAAATATACCTATAGGAACCAAGCGTAATGGCGTGGGCATAGTAAAAATTTCAAAAGATTGGGCAATCTGCAGCCAAGTTCTAAACCAAGTGATTGGTAGAATGCAGTTCAACGACTAAATGGTAGTTGGGAAATTTCACAAAAAGAGATTTTCTTAAGATATAGTCTACTCCTTTGCGAAAGTAAAGGTATCCCTACAAGCTGAATAAATAATTCAGCCTGTAACAACAGGAATAAATCGGCGCTTGGATTTCCTGTGTTATAGAAGCCTGTTTTTGTGGCTCAAACATTTTTATACAAAACATTGTATAAAAATTGACTTTCAAATTTAAAGTTCTCAAAGTTTATCAAAAACAAATGAAAACCGCACGTATCTACAAAATAATTAATACTAAAACAGTTGATATCTATATTGGTTCAACTATTCAAAGTCTTGAAAAGAGATTTAAGTCACATAAAAGTAATTCAAAACTGAAGAAAAATGGTAAACTTTATGATTGTATGCGTGAAAATGGAATTGAACATTTTACGATTGAATTATTAGAGGAGTTTGAAATAACTTCAAAAGAAGATATAGGTATAAAAGAAAAAAAATATTATACTAATTTAAAACCATCTTTGAATACTATTTCTCCAGCAGTTTCATCCTTAAAAGCCACCGGAAGAATTTATAAAGTATATGAAAAGATAGATGAAACAAAGTTTTATATTGGTTCGACAACAAATGATTTAAATATTCGTCTTATACAACATCAATCTGCTTCAATAAAAGGAACAACTCCTTTATACACTTATATAAGAGAAAAAGGGCGAGATAATTTTGCTATTGAACTAGTTGAGGATGATATTGAAATAGAAAACCTTATCATACGAGAAAATCATTGGTTACAAGAACTTAAGCCTCCGTTAAATAAAAATATTTTTCTTACAAGAACTGAAAAAGAAAGGGATAAAGCTAAGTATGAAAAAAATAAGGAATCTATTAAGAAACGGGTTTCTGATCGCAGAGAAATCAAAAGAGATGAGATAAATACCCAGAAGAGAGAACACTATGCTAAAAATAAAGAAACTATCTTGGTAAAACAGAAAACTCAAGAATACAAAGACAATGCAAACAAAATAAGACGTGAAAGACGTGCCCGTGAAAGATTATAAATATAGTTGATTTTTATACAAAACATTGTATAAAAATGATTTTTTTAATTAAAATTCTATATTATGGTAAACACACATATGGAAGAAGAAATTACAGAAGAATGGAAAACTAAAAAGTACTATTCAAAATATACTATATCAAATTTAGGACGTGTAAAACATATCGCCAGAGATGAAATAATTAAAGGATCTATTAATGGAGATGGATATATTCAAGTATCGTTATATCCAGATAATAATGAAATAGGATTAGAAAAAAAACCACTTCGACTTCATCGTTTAGTGGCTGAACTATTTTGCTCAAACGACAGCCCTGAAAAGAAAAATATTGTGAATCACCTAAACAGTGACAAACTAGACAATCGTTCAATTAATCTTGAATGGACAACAAATTTAGAAAATACTCGCCATGCTGCAAAAAATGGTTTATTATTAGCAAAAAATCATCGCGCTGTTCAACGAATATGTCCGAAAACTAGAGAAATAAAGGTTTATGAATCAATTACGAAAGCATTTGAGGATAATAGAGATGTTTTAAAATATGATAATTATATAATTTGTGTTTGTAATGGAACTCAAAAAACAGCGGGTGGATATATATGGAAATATGTTGAAGAAAATATTATTGAAGAAAAACCAGATGGTAAAGAGGTTGAAGGTTTTGAAAATTATATAATCACCGATACCGGAAGAGTATACTCGAAAAAATCAAAAAGATTTTTGAATCCATCTCTAAATGGCTCGGGATACCATATTATTGATTTATACGCAACAGAATGCGATGAAAAAAAAGAAATCAAGGAATATACCCGTAAACGACATGAAAGGCGACAAAAATTTAGAGTTCATTTTCTAGTTGCAAAACATTTTATTGACAATGATGACCCAGAAACAAAACATGAAATAAATCACAAAGATAAAAATAGAATAAATAATAATGTTTCCAATCTTGAATGGATTTCTTCTATTGAGAACTTACAACACGCTCATAACAAAAAAGTTATTCAATGTGATAAAGATGATAATTTAATTAAGATATACGAGAGTTCTGTACTAGCGTCAAAAGATAATAATATCAATCCTAAAACTTTGAGTTCTGCCATAAAAAGAAAAACTTTCACTGGTGGTTTCTACTGGAAATTTGAGACTTTATAAATATAGTTTGGAAATTATTAGGTTTTTATACAGAAAATTGTATAAAAATTTAAATAGATCGTTAGTATCGTTTATTAAACTTATATTTCAGACAACAGTAATTCCCACGACATACTGGGCATTTCTTTTGTTTAAAAATTTTTTGGTGACAATCGCGACATAAATTATGATTGCAAATATCTGTTAATGTTGAATTAGGTTCTTTACATACACAGCAAATCAAATCCTCTAAATTTACACCGGAAAATTTTTTTCTTACGGCAAACAACTGTTCTTTCAAGACAATCTCATCTTTTTTTATAATATAATCCAAAAGCTTTGAATATCTATAATTTTTTTTAAATTCCAAAACAAAGTTTATGACACTATTAAATCTCGAAAAACTTTCTTCGAAAATTTTCTCAATTAGACAGTTACCCCCTGTGTCATAAACATGTGGGCATTCCCCATATATGGATATTTCATAATAATCTCCGGAACTGTCTAATTGGAAGCTAAAGAAATCATATTCAAATAATAAGAAATTGTTATTATCACCAATTTCTGCTTCCAATAAATCTGTAATTTGGCATTGAGTTAGTTCCAAAACATTTGGGTTTACCATATTAATTAAATGTGATACAACGTTTACGTTTGCGAAAGACATTTTAGTATTTGTGTTGATTATTCTGACTAAAAAAGTTTAAAAATCAATTTCCAAAAGTTCAGCTTCAATATCCATATCAACATCAATTATAATTTTTTTCGGATCTGGAAGTTCACTTTGATATTTTTGAAATTATATTTTTTATTATATTATAAAT